CCACCTAAAGAAACTGCCGAGCCATTTAATGTAATACTAGAATTAACAAGCATATCATTTGTAATAGAATTAGTTGAAGGATTTTGTGTTGCTACTGCTTTTCCTAGATAAGCAATTTCTACAATATCACTTGATACTAATGTTCCACCAAGAGTAATACGAGTAGAAGTTGTTAAAGATAAATTTGTGCTATCTTGTTTGACAAAGTTTACCCATAAGATTACATCTGCTAAAGATGAAATAGCATTATCTAAGTCTACATAATTATTAGTACTTGATGTAATACGCTGCTTAGCTGTGGTTATAAATCCACTAGAAGGTTTAGATCCTAAATATGCCATGTTATGCTACGTCTGTTAATAATGAAACAATAACGTCAGCTGTGCCACTAGCATTATCACTCTTTGCTTTAATACTGCCACCAGAAGGAATTACTATCTTTCCATTAACACACTCTAAACTAGATCCAACAGGTAAAGGAGCTCCTTTAACAATGTATCTATCGTTAGATCCATCATTTAATACAGCGTCTACATTTATAGCTGCTGTACCTGTGTTAGATATTAACAAACCTATTACAATTTGTTTATTAGAAGTTGTGCTTACCACAGTAGTTAAAGAGTTATTTGCTAAACTTGCGTCTGCTTGACTAAAATTATTTGCCATATTTCTCCTAACCTAATGCGATTGCAAAAGGAATACTATTATCCGTTGCTGCAATCGTTAATGTTTCATTACCACCATCATTGTTTTCTGTAAATGTCACATTTGTACCAGCTACTAATTTACCATTAAGATAACCAGCAGTAGTATCATTTGCACTTACAAGAACTTTTACATCTGTATCTGCTACTATACCTACCCAAGCACTACCATTATAATATTTTAAAGTATTGCTTGACGAATTATAATAGAGATCACCTTCAGTCAAAGCGTCACCATCATTATCTACTGTTGGATCGCTTGACTTACTTCCTAAATATACATCATCAAAAGAATCTAAACTAGCAGCCGCAGCTGTTGCACTAGCAGCAGCATTTGTAGCAGAAGTACTAGCATTACTTGCCTGAGTACTTGCTGTGCTTGCTGATGTAGAAGCATTACTTGCTGAAGTAGAAGCTTCACTTGCTTTTGTGGTTGCTGTTGTTGCATGACCAGAAGCAGTTGAAGCAGAACTAGCAGCCGCAGTTGCACTTGAAGCTGCATTAGTTGCCGAGGTACTAGCTGCGCTTGCCTGAGTAGAAGCAGTAGTAGCCGAAGAAGCTGCATTGGTTGCTGAGGTGCTAGCCTCAGATGCTTTAGTCGTTGCAGTTGAAGCAGATCCTGAAGCAGAACTAGCCGAACTTGCAGCGTTACTTGCTTGAGTAGAAGCAGTTGTTGCTGAATTACCAGCATTAGTTTCTGATGTTGCTGAAGCAGTTGCAGAATTTGCCGAAGCTGTTGCCGAACTTGCTGCTGCTGTTGCCGAACTTGCAGCCGCAGTTGCTGAACTGGTTGCAGTTGCAGCATCTACTATTAAATCCCATTTAGCTGAATCAGTATTAGTTGTAATTGGTTGCGATCCACTTGAGGTATGACTGCTATTACAAATGAATATATTATTTGTTGACGTATCTTTGATAATATCTCTTTGAACATATGCAACACTTGCTGACCAATTACCTTTAAATGTACCTATCTCTTGTGAAAATTCTAATGCATTACCAGCACTGTTTACAGTTAGCAGCTTATTTGCGACCAACTCTGGAAATGTTAAACCATATGCTGTTGATGTAGTAGAAGAAGCTCTAGGAGATAAATTAATATCAATTCCTTTTTGCTGTATCATAGCAATAATTTTATCTAATTCTGTATTAAGTGTTTCTATTGGGAATACACCAGAACTAGGAAAATCTGTACTTCTTGATACTGTTAAGTTTCTAGTAATTGTATATTTATCACCAGCAGTAGCACCAGATCCTAAAGTAATATTACCACCACCTGTTTCTCCAGCACCACTTACTGAGTATTGTGCTACAGTAGTTGGATTGCTAGAAAGTGTAAGAGTAGTATCTACTCCACCAGAGCTAGTATGTTTTACTTGTAAATCAGCGTCAGCAAAAAATTCAAATGGAACAGCAAATGTAGTCTGACTACTACTTGCAGTATACTGTATTCTTGGATCAGTTGCCGATATTGTTATACTCATCTTAGTCCTTTTTGTTCTACCTCGTCAAATAATGAATCTAAAAACCATACATTCTGAAACGGTAAAAGTCTACGCACATTCCTTGCTGTATGATGATTGTACTTACCTGTACCCCAACTAAACGCAATATCTGCTATATTTTCTAATTGAGAAGCTGTTGGGCCAAGAACATCAGCTATTGGCATACCATAAGGCCCAAGATTTTTTCTTTGATTATACGTTCCGTAAGGTTTTTTAGCTCCTAATAAAGGTCTAAATCCTATTTGATTATTAGTTAATCTTTCAACAGCATTGTTAATATCTGAAAAATATCCACCTAAACCAGATCTATCAAATGCATCTACAAGTTTTTGACCAGTAGGTTTTTTAGAATAATCTCTATTAAATGCTCTTTGTCTATATGCGTCTACCATAGCACCAGCTGCCATTAACATTAAAATACTTTGCATAAATAATGCGTCTCTTTCTTGCAAACCTCTAAACAACATTCTTTGTGTAGAAGCTATACCAAATTTTTTAAATTGTAATAATATACCACCTAGTTCTGTATTTGCCCATAATGGCACATCACCTTTGCCAGGTGTTACAATATCTATTTTTGCTTGTTTACCTAATGCAGCATGAAATGCTTTTGCTGCTTCTATACCATCATCTGTTTGATCCCATACTTCTGTGTTACCAACTCTCATATGTTTATAATTATCACCTACAGATTTCCATGATTTAGCATTTTTACCATATCCATGTTTTGTATATTGCGTATATATTTTTTTTGCTAGATCATCTGTTATACCAAGATTTCTTAATCTCATTTTATTAACTTTATCTAATTTTCCAGTAAGAACTAATTTTTCAATTGATTCTAACATTCTAGCTCCATTAAAATATACTGCCATTGTTTTAACACCCGTGTTCCATGGATTACTTAAATTTAAAAATGTAAAATATAAATTACCTACTGAGCTAACACCTCTTTCAAATTTATTAAAAACTCCAAATGCATCATCTATTCCATACATTGACATAGCTCTTTGACTTGTTGCCATATCTAATGCTTCACCACCAAGATTTGCTGATCTATTTGACATTTTATATATTTCTTTTGCCATTCCACTAGAATACATTTCCCAAGATAATTTAAATGTTTTACCAACACCATTAATAGCAACTAATCTAGCAGTATCTACAACTTGACTTAATCCTGTTAACATACTCATAGCATTATATAATTTAGCTATTCTTATTCCTCTGCTTATAGCTCTATTAGGATCTTCTGGTAATCCATAAGTACCTCTAGATAATGATATTGAAGCGTCTAAATCTTCTAATATTTCATCTTTTTCTTTAATTAATTTTTTAGTTTTAGCAGTCATAACTTTTTTACCATTTACAACTTTTAAACTATCTTCAATCATATCATCATATTCTTCAGCTATTTGCCTTATACCTACAATATGTTTACCAGCTTGATAGTTAGATCCATATCCCATAGGATCACCAAATCTTTTTGTTAATTCAATATCTGGTATTGTTTGATTGTAATACATTCTATTAATTATATTAATATCTTTTTCAATAAACCCAGCTGCAGCCAATTCTTCATAATCAATATTTAAATTTCTTGCTCTAAATCTAGCTGATATTCTATCCATCTTAGTTAATAGTTCTGTTTCTAATAATTCTTTTTGATTAGAATCTAATGTAGAATATCTTGATAATCTTTTAAATTGTCTGCTTAAATTTTCAAAAGCTATATATGGTTGATATTCTATAAAGCTTTCAATAACTGTATCTATTTCATCATCTGATAAATTTAATTTAGATCTTGCTATTGATCTACGCATTATTAATTCAAAATCTTTAAACCTTCTAACTATTTCATCTTTTTTATAAATAATAGGAACATAAGTTTCTTTTCTTAATATTCCATTTTCTTTAATATCATCTCTTACTTTTTCTAATCTTCTTATTCTTACAGCTATGTTTGCTTTAACATCTGCTTTTTTTACAGTTACTTCTAATAGTTCTAAGTATTGTATTTGTGTATTTACCCATGCTGGTACAATTTCTAATGATTCATATTCTTTACCAATAGTATTAAAAAAATCATCAGATCCTTTTGATGCTTTAATTACTTCAGGCTCTACATTTTTATCACCTAATCTATGCATAGTAATTTGTTCTCTAAATTGTTTTGGAGAAAGAATTTTTGCATTACCTTTATTAGTTCCTCTTTTCATATCTAATGTTCTTTCAAAAAAACCTTGTGGTTTTAATCCCATTCTTTTTAAATACTCAGTATATGCTCCTTCAATAATTGTAGTATTTTTTAAAACAAGACTTGTAAATCTAGCAGCTATATTTCTTTCTATTGTTTGAGAAACACTTACTCCATCTTTAGCATTTTTAACTTGATATAAAGGATTGTCTAAAACATTTTCTATAAATATTTGTGCATTGCTTATTCCTTTTTGCAATACTCTAACTACTGGATTCATAGGAAAATCTTCTGCTATAAATCCTAATCCAGTTTTTTTTATTTTATTTAATGCTTGTATTTCTTCTTCTTTTAATAAATCATTATTTTTTCTTGCAGCTGCTCCTACACTATATTTACTTTCAAAAATAATCTCATCAGTTTTATCTAATGCATTAGCGTTATCATCAAATTTTTTACCTACACTTTTAGGAATACTAGGAAACATAGCTGGTATAATAAAACCACCAGCACTAATTAAAGCTGTTTCATGCATTGGTCTTTCATCAGTTAACATTCTTTTTGATAATTCTTCAGCAGTTACTATACCTCCAAAACCAGCAGCTCTTTTTAATCTGCTACCACTCATTAATAAACTACCAGCTTTTGTAAAAGCAAACAAACTAGAAGGATCTAATAAACCACCAATTACTCTTCCAATAATATAAGCTGGAGATCCACCAACTTTTTGTTGTTTTTCTATAAATTTTTTAATTAAAACTTTAGTATGTTCTGCATTATTACTATGCATAAAATTACCAATGTAATCTTGATATTGATCTAATTGCGGATCTGCAAATATATTGTAATCAGGATCATAGTCATACATAGAAGTATCACCTCTAATAGCTTTTGCAGCATATAATGCTCCAAGAGTAAAAGTATTTTCATCAACTACTCCTGTACCAAAATTTACACCAGCTTGATAAATATCTTCAAAAGCAGAAGTTGTATCAACTGGTTTTATATCTTTGTATGTTCTAAAAGAACGACCAAAACCAATACCTATTTCAGGCATTATTTTTCCTCTACATTATTAGTGTATTGACCATTTGACCAAGCTAATAATATTTTTGCTCTTTTATCATTACGAACAAAAATACCAGATTTTTTATCATCTCTTGCTGCCAAACCATCATTATATAATTCTTGTAACACAGTTACTTTTCTTGTTGCGTAATTAGAATCTTCTTTTCTTAATGCACTTCCATCATTTGTATATGCACTGTATGTTCCTAAATATGATTTATCACCTGTCTTAATGTAATTAGCTAATGCTTGCGTAAATGCTGGGCCTAATAATCCTTGATATTGCATATCTGCTAATACAATTTGTAAATGACTATTTTTAACTCCACTTATATCTACATCTAAATTTTTCATTTTTTGTTTAGATATTTTTTTTGCTTCATCTACTTTTATTCTAGTAATAGCATCACCATCTTCTTTTTTAATTTTTTCAGTTTTGTTTTTTAATTTTTCTATATTATATCCTCTACTAACAAGTTCATTAATAACACCTTTATCATTTAAGGATAATCCATATCCTATAGTAATATCACCTTTTATATTTTCATATGCTTCAAATTTAAATATACCACCTTCTTCATTATCAATAATAAAATTATAAGCACCATCAGTATATGTAATTCCTAATTTATTACCTTCATTAATTTTTTTTAAAACTTTTTGAGATTGTTCTTCCCAATTATCATAATTATAATCTAGACCGGGAATTAAACTTGCTACTTTTTCTGCTCCTTCTTTCCCTAAATTATGAATATCATTTTTTAATTTAAACATGGTAAATCTTGTAAATTCTGCAAGTTGCCTTCTACTTTGTGTTATCCAACCGTTTCCTGTTCCTATTGTTTGATCATATGTTTTTTTTCTATTTTCAAAACCTTCTGACCATTCAGAACGATATGCATCATTTCTTAAATTATCAGGACTAAATTGTAAATAATCAGGTTTGCTTCCTGAAAAATCATATGGAGCATATAATGTATCTTCATTAGGATTAGATAAATCATAAAATGTTCCATCACCATCATAATCAACTCTTATTCTATATGCTGGTTTATCAATTCCTGAACTTTTATCATAAGTAAATCTTATTCTTTTATCATCAATCATTTCAAATAAATTATTTTGATCCATAAAATCTTCAGTAATACCCATTTCTCTTCTTATTTCTTCACTCATACCAAACAATCTATTTTGTATAGTTTTTACTGCGTCAGTTTTTATTTCATCTTCAGTAAGATATTTACTGTATGTTTGCATAATAGGAAATTGTACTAATTCTCTTGTCATATTATTCGTAACCATACCCTTCAGCATTAATATCACTAAGAGCAAACTTAATAATTTCATTAATATCATTTCTTATTTCTTTAGCTGTTCTTACTTTTAAATCTCTTTCTGTTACAGGTTTTCCTCTAGTTGAGTAATAACTAATCATATATTGAGGTAATCTATCCATTAATTCATCTACTAAAGTGTCCATTAATAATCCTTCTTTTTCTCTATCTGCTATTGTTACATTTCTTAATATTGGTATATCAATTAATGGTTTTTGTGCTGTAAGCAAACTTGTAGGCCCTATTCCAGTATCAACACCAAACACTGCAATAGAAGCCATTTCTAAAGCAGTAGATAAATCGTTTTCTAATACATTTTTATCTACTAATTCTAATTTTTTATTAAATACTTCTACTAATTTATCTGCTTCTTCATTTTTAAAATTATTATGTAATTGAAACCAATTTTTAATAAAATCACTTTCAACAATACCACCTGAAGTATTTTCTCTATAACTTTTATAATCTTTATAAAATTCAGAAAGCAACATTTGATCATCAGAAGATACACCTTCTATTCCCATACCATTAACTGAAGGTATTTCTTGTAAAGAATTTAACATAGCAGCTATTTCTACAAGAGTATCTCTATTACCTTCTATTTCTAAATTTAAAGGATTGTTTAAATTTTCTGTTATATACTTTGTTAATACTGGAGGTACTACTCCCATATTTAATGCATATTGTTTTAATTTATAAAAATCACCTTCCATAGCTTCTTCATTATTCATCATAGCAAAATCATATTCTAATGATAATCCATCTGATGTTTTGCCTGTCATATCATAAATGTGTTGTTCTATAATTTGATTTTTAATATCAGCTTCATTAATTTCACTTTCAGGTATTCCTTCAGCTAACATTAATTCCCTTATTCTACCTATTGTTCCTACCCAACTTTTATTATATTGACCTAAATTGTAATCTTTATTTTTATACATAATTTGAGTTGTGTCAGTATCAGAAGTAAAAAGTATTTTACTTAAAGCACCTATAATATTACTTTTAGTATTTGCTGTTATAATTCTTTCTCTATCTTCTGTTGTTGCATCAATAGCATTTAAACTTCTTGTTAATTCTTCATTAGTATATGCTGTATATGGTTTATTAGCACTTGCTTCCATAGCATTTATGTTTTTATTATATGTAGCAGCAATTCCATTTTTTATATTGTTTTGTTCTGTTGTCATTTGATTATGCATATTATCTACATAACTCATTGCATTTTCTTGCAATCCTACTCTTTCTTCATTTGTTGTATTAGTTAATGTACTAAATCCATCAAGATTATCTACATCAGGATTATTAATATATTCTTTCATATTTTTTTTAATTTGATTTAACGCAATTTCAACATTTGTTTTTTCTTCTTTTTTTCCAATAAATTCTTTTTGAAAAAATCCATCACCGTTTAAATCTGCTTGCAATAAATATTCTTTATCTAATATTTGTGCAGCTTCTAATAATGCTCTATTTTTTGAATTTAATCTTGCACCCTCAAAAGCTATTTGATGTTTTCTTTTCCATATTTCAGGAGAATCTAATCCACTTCTAAATTGTGGATCTAATGAATTATACATATTTTCATAAGAAACTGCTTTTTCTGAAAACTCAGCTAACACACTATTAAACATTTGATTATCCCATTCTGCATAAGGAGTTTGTTCTAAGTTTCTTAAATTATTATCAAGCCATATTTGATTTCCATCTTCATTTAATTTTATTAATTCTGCTTGTTGTGCATTATAATGTCTATTAATTATTTGTTGCCCTTCTCTAGCTGCCATCATACCAGCATATTGTTTTGCCCAACCTTTGTATTTATTTGGTACTTGGTTTACTAATTCAGAAACATAAGGATCTACACTTTTAGTAAATCCATTTGGATTCATTCTGTTTTGCATAGCAAAATCATTTATAGCTTTATAAGTATCAATACTAAATTGTGCTTTCCATTTTTCTTCTTCCATAGTAGCAATACGTTTAGTTTGAACATCTAAATTTTTACCAATGCTTTCAGCAGCTGTTGCTAACCAATCTCCACCATAAGTAGGAACTACTCCCATTCTACTAGCTATTGAACTAGGAGTAACTGATGTTTCTTTTTTTCCTCTAGTTAATGCCATTATAATCCATACGGATAATTAGTCCGCCCTCTACTATTATATGTATATGTTTGATTAATTGATGGTTGTTTATTTCCTTTCATATATTTATATGTTGCATAACCACTTGTTAATTCTGCAATAACAGAAGTATAACCACCAAAAACTAAATCTCTTTCTTTCATTCTATTTTCAAACATCATGCTGCTATATTTTGTATCTACAACTTTTCCCATCAGTCTAATATCTGCAACATCTTTATTCATATTTTTTGCTACTTGTTTATTAATATTTAAAAAACTCATACTATCATCTGAATATCCAGCAATAGATTGAAATGCTGCATTGTTAGCTAATTCTTCTTCAGCTTGTTGTCGTCTTTGATTTTCAGCTTCTAATGCTCTTAATGCAGCTAATCTTGATTCTGCTGCAATTCTATAATTTTCTCTTGCTAATGCAGCTCTTTGAGCTTGTATACCTTGTAATTGACCAACAGTTTGTACTCCTTGACTAATGGCAAATAATGTTGCTGCTTCTACACCACTCATGCGAACTGTAACTCCATAGCTATTCCTAATACCTTTAATGGTAAAGGATCGTTTTGGCTAATAGTAATTGTAGGATTTTTACTATAACCTAAAAAATTAAATTCTTTTTTATCTGTAACTGGACTAATATCTGTACCAGAAGTAAAACCAGCTTGTTGTATTACTAACTCTTTTGAATTTAAATCTTGTGCTTTCATAGTTATATCTAATCCACCAGATATATCTACAATAGCTTTATTAACTCGTCTAGGCTGTCCTGTTAATGGGCCTGTATCTATTTCCTTATCTATTGGCATTGTTTCTAATATAGGAATAAAATTAAATCCTACTCTAGTTCCAGTTGGAAAAGGAGCAGAAGTTAATGTTATTCTATTATTACTATCTACTGTAAATTCACCTAAAGATCCATTACCATATACTGCAAATACTTTATCTGTGTTTTCATAAATTGCATTTACTGTATGAACAAATCCTTCTACAATAGTTATTACAGCATTATTACTAGGAGAAGCTGCTAAGTTTTGATCTAATGTTAAATCATATCCAGCAGCAGTTTGTGTTACAGCAGTAATAGTATATTTAGTTGCATTACCAGCAATAGTAAAAGTTTCTTGTATAGCTGGTGCAGAACTAAATCCATCTACGGATAATGAGTTTCCAGTTTGACTACCACCATTTACTAATGGTGTTCCTTTTTGAAATACAGTAGTAGTTGTAGAACAATCAAGAGTTATAGAATCATCATTAGCAAATCTTTCTAAAAAATATTTTGTACCAGAAGGTACTACTCTTTTTACTATAACAAATAATTGATCATTTAATGCAGCTATACTATGATATTTATCTCCAGTTTGTGTTTCCCACATAGTCCAACCAGCTATTTTTTCATCACGAATAGAATGAAATAAAGCTAATTTACCATCATCATTAGTTCCACTATTTAAAAAAAAAGCAAATTGTTCTGGTTTAGTTTCATTACCTGTCATCATAGATAATTGTTTTGGTGTGTCTATTAAATGAGAAGCTAATACAGATACACTTGTAGATCTATATGCTTGTTCAATATCTGAAAATACATATTCTCTAATTGCTTTACCATTTTTTTGACTAAACAAAGAAGCTCCATCAAAAGGTATTGGCGCAGCTCTATTGCAGCCATAAGGTGTTTGTCGAAGAAATGCTATACTTGCTGGAGTAATTGCAGCAGATTGTGATGATACAGGGACATAATACTCACCACTGTCAGTAAATATTTGTAAGTTACGAGAAGATACAAAATGTCTTATCTCATTTACTGTATCACTTGCAATAGCAACATTAATTCCTTCGTTAGCTAAACCAGTTCCTAAATCAAAATTAAAGTAACCTCCAATTTGACTAGCAATAACAGCAGAAGGTTTATCTCTTACACCTCCAAACCATAATCTATTGTCATGAAATGACACTGCCTGGGGGTAACCTCTTTCAGCAGATATTAATTGTTCTTCCCAATCAGAGTGTGGGCCTGTGCTTACAGTATCTTCTATAACAGTGACAGTTACTTCAGTAGCACTTGTAAATCCTGTTACTTTAACTTGTTTACCATTTACTCGTAAATATGTGCCATTATGATTTGATGTAAAAGCATCTGCACTAGCAGTAAGAGTTCTTCCTGTACCAGTTGCATGAGAAGATAATGTAACTGTAATTGATGAATCTGCATATTTATAAAATGGTTGTTCACTTTTATTTACACCACCTACTGTAACTGAATCATCTTCTTCAAAGCTAAATGCAGATACAGTAAATGTAGAAGCACTTGTTCTTTTTATTTCTCTAATTGGATTATTTCTATGTGTTAAAAATACTGTGTCACCAAACTGTGCAAAATTTAATTCAAATAATTGAGCTGTTGTCCAATTACAATTTGATGTAATATTGCTTTGAATAACAGCTCCAGCACTGGAATAAACATCTAACCGATTGTTAGACAGTGCAAATATTGCAACCTCATCATTAGAAAATACAAATGGAATTATTCTACATTCTGCTGGCATTGTAGCCATATACTCAGTAGCTGGTCTACGCATTACTCCACCTTCATCTAATAAATACCAATTACGAACTTGTTTACCGCCTTCAAAATATGCTTTAGCGTCAGTTCTAGCATTAAGAAGATTATTAATTTCTCCAGCTGAAAAATTGGTATATACTTGTCTTACTTTTCTAGGCATTATCCGACTACAAGTCCACTACGACTGCTTCTTCTTTCTGTTATAAATCTATCAGTAGAAAGTGTTTTGGTAGTAGTTTCTTGTGAGTCAGTATTTTTAGCTATTAACATTTGTCTTTCACTCAGTTGATCAAATTCTCTAACTAGAGCTGCGTCTCTTGCTACTGATCCACCAAAAATACTAGCCAGTTTATATTCTATTGCTAATCTAAAATGAGGAGGAAACTGATCTTCGCTTTGTCTAAATATATAATCCATTATAACTGTGCTTTGAGATCCAAAACCATCTAAATAAATTTTATCTTCATATCTATTATACTGTATTAATGCATCATTAACTGTAACTGCTAATATTTTTAAACATTCAGGATTAGCTGGTATTTGATATGCATATTCAAATCTACCAGTAGGAGAGTTTGCTAATAAAGATAATTGTTGTTGTCCTGTTGCAAATCTCCAATTATGTCTAGTTAAACTAGATTCAATAATTTCTTCGTATATTGTATTAGTTACGTTAGCTTCTGTTGTTCCATCAGTAAATGAAGCAATAGGATTTGCTCCTATCATTACTAACGCTCTTGAAGCTATATCTACTTTGGTTACTGCCATACACTATTTTTTCTTTTTTCTGTATGTTGTTGATTTTCCTTCATAAACTTCAGAAGGCATTAAAAGAGATATATTTTTACCACTTATATTAGATATTCCATATGTTTTTCCTAAATATTGAGCAGTATTTAAAAATTCATTTTTTCTTTTATATGGCTCACTTGATTCTAAAATACTATCTAATACAGCTAATTTAGTTCTTACATCATCTATTTGTGTTGTTGTTAATTCTTTTCTTGAAAAAATAACATTTTTATTTTTATCTCTAAATGTTGTAGAAAATCTACCATCAGGTAATCTAGAAATATCATATAAAGATTCTGGTTTCATAGTAGATTTAATAACAGATTGTGCTAAAGCTCCAGTTAATAAAGCAGCTCCACCTAATTCAGCAGCTCTAGTTGGATCTTTTCCTATTGCTTTACCTAATGTTGTTCCTTCCATTAATTTAGAAGTTTTTTCTTGAGCTTTTGCTGTAACTTTTTTTGCACCTCTTATAGCTTTTTTTGTAGCTTGTTGTGCAGTTGCTGCTGCACCAGTAACAATATTAGGAGTATCTTGTATTGCTTTAGCTTTTTCTAAACCTTCAGGACTTACTTTTCCTTGTCTAACATTTTCAAAACCTTTAGTAGATCCTGTTTTTTTATACTGTTTCATAGCAGTATCTAATTCTTTTTCTACTACTTTTTCTGTTTGTAATCCTTTAACTCTACGACCTTTAGTTTCTAAATCTTTTTTTTTCTTTTTGGCAGCACTTATAGCTTTGCCAACTATTTTTTTACCTACACCTATTGCTGCACTTATTGCCATAATTTCTCCTATTTAACTAGAGGGGGATAAACCCCCTCATAGCTGTTAATCTCCTTATGCAAGAGCTACTGTTGTTACAGTAGTTGCACCTGTTTCAGAAGTAACTGTAATTGTGTCCATTTCGTGAGTACCACCTACACCGATTGAACAAAGGATAACATCACCTTTGCTTAATTCTTTGTAAGCAGAATTGAAATAACCTGAAGCTACAACAGCTGCTTTAGCATCACCATCAGTATAAAACCATAGTGAGTTTCCAGCACCCATTCCAGCAATTTTCTTAATCGGATTTGAAGTTGCGTATGCCATTATTTATCTCCTATTCCGCACACTTCTGTACTCTAATACCATTAGTATCAATTAGAATTGATCCCATGGATAGGTAAGAAGTCATTAAGTGAGATACCTTTTCAGGTATATAGTTTACTTCAGTTCTAACTTCAGATCCTACACCTAGACCCATTGATGACTTGTGCCATGCAATAGTGTGTCTATCAGTAGATCCAGATGTGTCTAGACCAGAATGTACAAATACTAAGAAACCTAAGAATTTTTTCGCTGTGTAATTCATACCAGAAAAAGGTAATTCGTTAGATCCAATGTATTCCATTCTTGACCATTGATCATCATCTAATAAGTTAGACCATTGGTTAGGGCCGATTGCCCAGTATCTTCCGCCATCATCAGGAACGCTGTTAGTTCCGAAAAGCGCTTGCATTTCTTGGAACTTATCTACGTTCATATCAGTTGCCACAGTACCACCTTGAGCACCAGCATTGTTAGCTAGTGTAGTAGCAGAACTCATAGCATCTGTAATGATAGAATCAGTTTTACGACCAAGAGCATATGCTGCATTATTTGCAACAACTGATCTTTCGTCAATATTGGTTTTAAGCTCGTCTAGTTTGTCTACGTAATCAGACGCATAGAAATCAGCTAGAGTTGCAGTTACATTTGTGTGAGAAATGTTCATAGCAACTACTTCTGCGTGTCTTGCTTTGCTTGTAGCTTCACCTGTTCCAACTTTTTGGAATTTTACAGATTCGCCACTTACTCCGTTTACAGTACGCACTAGGCTTTTTAGCTTACTACCCATTCTTTGATATGCCATATGCACTTCAGCTTCAAACTGAGTGATAAAAGCATTAGTAATAGAAGCAGACATTTTAACCTCCGTATGCTTGTTAAGTTTACCTAGATTGTCTCATAGGAGTTTGATATGTTATCTTTACAGGCATATCTAGGGCCTTAGAGGTCTATTTATTCTTTACTGACATTTTTTTTAATATTTTTCAACTCACAAATATTAACAACATTTTCTTTAGGAATGACACAAGTATCACCAATATCTGTATCATTATATGTCATATACAAAATTAATACGTCATCATCATCTTTTAACACATATCCTTCACTATAATTTATAGCTGGTTTTAATTTTTTACCTTCAATAGGATCTAGCCATTCGGCAAAAGATTGTGCGTCTCGCCAAGTAGCTTTAACTCGCCTTCTTATTTCCGTAGTACTTTTCATATAAGTTACTTACTTTATTAATATAAGCTTGATCTCTATCTCCATCTTTCCAATATCTAGGATCTTTCATCATAGATCTAAGATCATCTAAACTAGGAGCAGCATCAATAGCTGTTTCTGTTTGTGGTATTGGTGCATCTTTATTAAGTTTCATTATTTCTTCTAAAGCTTTTACACCTTTAGCTGTGCTAGCAAATTCAGATATAGCATCATAAGAATCAGTAGATAAATTTTT